ATTGCAGTGCAATTACCACTGTGGTAAGATACGAAGCGTGAACCGATGTGTCACCCCGGAAAAACCGCGAGTGGCACATCCGGCCTCGTATCAAGCTGTAAAGCCAAAATTTTTCGCTCCGAATGCAAAACCGATTGACTCCGGTGGGTAAAGGGTTAGAATGAAGATAGGCCCAAAATCTTACCGAAAAGGTCAGGAGGTACGACAGATGGAACGAAAATCCGATAAAGTTAGACGTCTGGTTGCAGACGGCGACTTCAAAGGGGCTTTGCGGATTGCAAAGGACTTCAGGCTCGGCATCACGAAGGAGCAGTCCTCCACGATGACAAGAGCGTATGAGTGCATGGTCCACGGAAGATTCTACAAGCAGCTCGGCTATGATCTCGATGAGAAGATAGCTGAGGGCGTGAAGATTCTGGTGGGCTTGTACGGAAGGAGCGAGGCACATGATTTACACCAGCCGGTACAGTAACCCGGAACTCAAGACCGGGAACTACACAGTCGTTGGGATAACACGGGGAGCGCCTAAGTTCCCCCTTCGGTATGGT